CTGTATTCCCTACCATTATTCTTGAAAAGAAACTTGGACTCCATCCCATTTTCTTTTGTTTTGGATGGTTGGTTGAATAAAGCCCCATACTTCCTTCTCCGTCTATAAATCCAGCCAAATATGCACGATCTACATTTCTCATCTTCCCTCTGGTTGACTTACGAGTTTGTTCGCACATTTGAGGCGAATTAGTAAGTGTTTCCATGTTATTTAGAAAAGATTTATACTCGGCAAGAAAAAGTGAATTTACCGAGTTGGTTATAGGTATTCTCTGTAACCAATCTCTCCATTCCTTCCAAAGCTCCTTTTGAGAGCTGGGGGTTGTTCGCCAACCTGTTTCTGAAGGTTGTTGAACTTCCCCGGAGAGTGTGGGCGGTGTAGAATACAATTTGTTACTACTCTTGACACCCATAATCGGATATGCTATTTTTAACTAAATAACTCATATACAATTATGGCTTATAAAAAGTGTTTAGATTGCAATAAGTTAATTGAAGCCCATCATACTCGTTGCAGAAAATGCGATGATTTTTGGCGTTCTCATCGTTATATATATCAAAACAAACAATGGCTTAAAGAACAATATGACAAAGGATTGTCTTTCGATTCTATCGCTAAACTTGCTAACTGCGGTCATACTACAATTGCTTATTGGTTTAATAAATTTGGTCTAAAACCTCGTCCTGCTCCTTGCAAAGGAATCTGCCAAAGAGAATTAAATCCTCAATGGAAGGGAGGAATTACTAATGCTGGTGGCTATCGTTATATTCATCACCCAGAATATCATGCTTATAAAACTCGGAATTATTATGTCCCTGAACAAGTTTTAGTAATGGAAAAGATTTTAGGAAGAAAACTTGTAAAACCTGAAGTCGTCCACCATAAGAACGGAATAAGAAATGACAATCGTCCTGAAAATTTACAATTATTCCCTAATTCAAGTTCCCATAAATCCTATGAAGAGAAAATTTCTCTTTTTGCTAAACAACTCCTTTTCGGTGAAATTGCTCCTCATCTTAAACCAGAACTTATTAAACTTTTAAACACTTTTTTGTCAAAGAACGGATAGAACATTTCTGTCTATCTCTGCATATTTCTATGCAGTTCGGACTATTGCTTCATCCTTAAGTCGAAATAAGGATGTCTTCTCGTTTAGTCTCTGCAAGTCCTCAAAAAAGAGGTTCTTGAGCGTTGCCATGAAGCGTCTTATGACGCTTTTTAGGTTTTCGCCATTGATTAGAGAAGATTTTATATCAGCTATATTTTTTAACTGATAACCGTCGCCAACCGTCGTGTCGATTGTCCTTCCGTCCCTGTCGGTGTAAGAGGTTGCAGTTCCGAAGGTAAGCCTGTGCGACAGGTCGAGGTCGATGGTGTTTGCTCCCTTTCTGCCTGCGTTGAGCAAGGCGTTGATGACTTCAGGGTACTTGTTCTCGGCTCTCATCTCGTAGGTGATACCGATATTTTCAGCCACCCTGTATTTGGTCATCGTCTTACTGTAGCCTTGCTGAATTTTGCCTCTGGCTGCCTGATCTCCCTCACCCTTGTAGGAAAGATACTCGTTCGTGTCTATCTCGGAGAATTCCCGGGTGTTACCGGTGTTTTCGGAGATGTTCATCACTTTGACCAAACCGGAATTGATCATTGCCGGCTCAACAGATTCAAAACCGCGGATCCAAATAACATCGGCGAGTTTCACAAAGTCACTCAACGACACTGTGTTCAGTTCCATTGTTATTTACCAGCAATTCCGTCAGCGCCGATGTTTGTGTCAATGAACTTATCTCAATTGGCTGTGCAGCCAATTGATTTCGTTCATCAGATGTTATTTACCAGCAATTCCGTCAGCGCCGATGTTTAATACGAACCAACCTTTAGTGGCGGAAATATACTTCACGCATTGCACCACATCGTAGGTGCTGCTTGTAGTCTTTACCGTCACACTATCAGTTAGGTCGTAAAATGCACCAACACTGGTGGAGGCCAATCCGGAGGTCACATCCGCTTCCCAGACAACGTTCTTTTCAACTGGAACTTCCACTGCTACGAGCCGGTCACTGGCGTAATCAGGATCGGACGATGTAATAGCCTTTTTTAGAACTCCAACGATCGCCGATGGGGCGGTTGTCGAAGTTGCGGGTATTAACTTTCCCGAGCTGAACGCTACCAATGCCCCAGCACTTATGGCAGTAGATGGCGTTACCGGCAACCACATTATCTTGGTCCTTCCCTGTTTTCGTATAAACATTCTATAAATGCTGTAATAAGTTTTTTAAAGAACCTATTCGACTCGATACGTTCTTCCCCTGAACATCGTGTTTTTACGAGTTGTCTCTCGAATTGATGTTTTGTTTTTTTACAAGGGTTTTTCTAATGGGGTTTCTCCCTTGCTTAATTTCTAACAAAAGAGGACAATATTCATTTTCCTCTTTTCAGAGAAATTAAAACTATTGTCCTCTTACGTGCTTTTTTTTACAGATGGACACGTGACCATCGATGGGACTATTTAATTTTTAATTACTTCATTTTACCCTTTTTCAAGAATATCTGTCAAGAGCCTCCCTCCAATTGCTCCAATACTCCACATAAAGTCCGAATCATAAACTCCGGAAGTGACATATTCTTTCCTTCTTTTTCCGGAAAGTTAGACAAGTAATCCCGAAGAAATGTCGCCTCGTCAAGGTTAAGCTCCAGAATCTTTTTTTCCTTCACCCAGTTTGCGAAAATATGGTCTTTCAACTTCAGAAACATCTTGTAATCTTTCATATCGTGCATCTTCGTATCGAACGCATTCAAAAGATTTATCAACCCTATAAAGTCATCACGCTTATACTGCTTGTTTCCCTTTTCGTCTTTTATCTCTTTTCCTTTTTTGTCCAGCGCTGGCTCCTGTATCAGCCTGATGTTTAATGTTTGCGGTTTTGTTTCTTGTGTCATTTTTTTGTGTGGTTAATATATTATTGATATCCGCAAGGGTTCTGGTGTATCTGTCCTTCCCTATTGCGACATCAATTGCCTCCTCTATCTTCTGGTTGAGATGCCCGGTTATGCTCTGCAAGACATACTCAATATCAATGATTTTTATTTCTGACTCCAAAAGGATTGCCGATATTCTCTCTATCAATGGCTTGACAAAATTGTCCCTCAATGTCGTGAGGTCTGTAGCCTCTTCGGTTGCTACTTTCTCTACCATCTCTTGTGTCAGCTCCTCTTTTGTGTCGTCCTCATAAATTATCTCCAAAACATTTCCGCCCAGATATGTTTTCCGGTTTGCCAATTTCACCTCTTTGATTTTGTGCGGGCCAATAAATTTTCCTATAAGGTTTTCCATTTTAATTCACAAACTGGATGCCAATGGTATACTCTTTGCCGTTATCCACTCGCCTAACCCTCAGGGCAATGTTCCCAGTTTCCTCATCGACAATTTTCTGGATTACCTCTGCGGGAACTTGTTTGTAGTCTCTGTTGAATTTCCTTTGGGAGATTTCTCCGCTTGAGGTTCCGTCCTCAAAGAGCAACTCGCATCTCTGGTCCTCGGTCCATCTTACCACCCCTCCTGGTCCCGTTTCGGATTCCATAATGTCCTTGGTGCTTCTCCATCCCAGCACTACTTTATTTTCTGGTCCATAAGTTCTCAACATCACTCGTGTCGGAATTTTCTCTCGGTGCCTTTGGTAATAGATCCCTAACTGCCTTTTGTCGGCGATCTGCAAAAGCATATCCTTGTCCTTCTCCAATGCGTCCAATCTTTTCATAAGGCTGTCAAGCTGCGCCTGCGGGATTTGAACCATTCCTGCGGATTTTTCCTCTTTTGTTTTTGTTGATTTTTTTTCAGTCATGTTTTTAAATGAGTTTATGCTTTTTTAATTCCGCATCGGAAATGCCAAGCTTGTGTGCCAAGTCCTGTAATTCCGGATTGAGCTTCTCTCCGCTCGGGTTGATGATCGGAGTTGCTCCGCCTGCCGACGAAATGATTTCTGGCGTCAATGGTCTTGACACTCTTCCTCCGGTAGCAAGAATGTAGGCGTTCTTTATCCTCTCCTGGATTTCCTTCTCTATCTCTTCAGGCTTTTTGTTAGTCTCGTCTATCGGCCTGAATGTGTCGTAATAAAATTTAATCTTGTCCGCCAAGTTTTTATCGCTTCCGGCCAACTCGCCGATCATATTCATGATCATTCTTTCTTTTCCTTTTCTTTCTATTTCCGTGAATTTGATTTCGTAATCCTTTTTTATTCTGTCAATCTCAGACTTTAACGTATCAATTTCTTTTACTTTTTCTTCTATGATCTTCCTCTGACCTGCCAGATTTTTGTCTTTGCTTCTCTCTTTCGCAAGCTCCTCCTGAAGAGTCGCCAACTCCAACTCTTTGTCGCTCAGTTTGGTTTGTAAATCGTCTACTATTGCCTGGGTTTCACTTTTAGTTTGTTCCCTTATCTCATCCAACTTTTCTTCAACTTCCTCAGGAGTCAGTGCCTCCACTGGATTTCCTTCTTTATCAAAATACTCCGCCATGATTTTATTTCCAATTTAATAACTTAATATCCCCGACCTTTAACGGCATCTTTTTGTTAACGCTGAAGACGAAAACAGCGAGGTCAATTTGCTATTTTAAAATTTATCTGGAATGAGAGCCCTTGATTTTCCAGCCTTCGCATAAGAAATAGCTTGGGCCTGAATTTGTTTAGCCCTTTCAAAAGAGATTCCTCTCTTTTTGGCCAAAGTTCTGATTCCCTTCGCTCTTGCTGCTGAAGGTTTGGTTCTTATCAATTCGGCGATATTCTCGCTAATAACTTTTTGTGATTTTCCTTTGACTAAAGGTGACATATGTTTTTATATATTTTTTTAATATGGTTAATAAATTCTTCTTCAGATAAATTACTTTTCATTGTATTGCATAATTTGCAGCAAGGAACAACATTACCTTTTATGTATCCTTTTTGACTATTTATTCTATCTATTCCATTGCTAATATACAATCCATTGTAACTTCTATGCGTATGTGGCATTTCTGGTTTTCCCCCACAATAATAACAATTTTGATCAATTATTTCTTTAAATTCTTTCTTTGATATTTCAAAAGGAATTCCATGTTTCTTGCTTCTCGCTCTATACGAAAGATATTTATAATTAAGATTTGCAACTCCTCTTTCTTTTTTATGCAATCCTTTTTTTCTTATCTCTTTGCCATAACATCCACAGGAAACTACATGTCCACTAATTAAACTGCTTGTTGAAACAAAATGTTTTTTGCCGCAATCACATTTTGCTAACCATATTGCCCTTTTTTGATTGCTTGGTTGAATATGGGAATGACTATATTTTATTATAGTCAATCTGCCAAATCTTTTTCCTACTAAATTAAGTCTTTTCATAACTTAATTATAGTATATTATCACAAGCAATCAACCTTCTTTTGTTTTCGACCTTTAAATTACAAATTTTCTCCCGGTTCTATTTTTTCTTTGGGTTCAAAACGGGAGCGTGATTCCGATACTCTTCTAAGAAACCACTCTCTAACTAAATATAACCCATTGATAATACCTCTGTCAAATGCAAGGATTACGTCATTCTGCGCCTCGTTTCCGATTTTCTGCAGTTGTTGATACTCCAGGGCGTTCAAAACTTTTTCCATGTAGTGCATGTAGAAAATCTCGGCCGCCCCCGCCCTTTCGTTAAACTCGGCATCGGTAAGTTGCGGCTCATCCACCATCATCGCCTCATCCAACGTGATAGAGCCCAGCTCTTTCCTTAGAAGATTTATAAGCTCGCCTGTTTTTTTGATTGTCTCTTCTCTTTTTGTTTGCCCTCTCATTTTTTTATTCCAAAACTTTTTGCAATGATGTTTCTATTTTCCCCAGAATCTTTTGCGAAACTATTTGTGTTCTCTCCAATAAGAATCTTGCTACTTGGACAATGCCCAATAAAACAAAACCGCACATCACAAAAGGTGCGGCTATTAAACCGATTACAAACAATCCGATGTTTGCAAATGTTTTTTTCATTTGTTTATTTTATTTTAACAAGGCAAAATATCTTGTCAATACCTAAATTTCTAATTGGAATGGATCAAATGGATTTATCGACCTATCCTGCTTTGCCCGCAACATTTCCTCTTCTTCTTCATCTAAACGGGGGATGTCGGGAGTCCGAAATGTATAACTGAACGCATCCGCCACATCTGGACTCGGCACTCCGTCTTTCAGTATTTCCTCCTTGCTTATGATTTGCATCTTCCCCTTCGTCCCTTCCAGTTTTACACGATATTTTATTTTTGTCAACTCGTACCAAGCGTCATTTCTCTCCAATTTTCCACCAGCCAAAATCCACTCTCTTGCTTTCCAAAATAATTCCGCTCTTAAATTAACAAACTTTTCTTTGTCCTGCGGGGTTGTCGGATCTGCCGCTCCATTAATTCCCCACACTCCTGGACACTCCCTATTGACGATGTCGTAAACTCCCTTGCCCATTCCCACGCTGTCGATTCCTACGTCGCTCGGATGGATGTCGTACCTCCATCTCTCTTTTTTCCCCATCAAATTAATGACCGTCTCTGCAAGATTCATTGTGTCTGAATCTTGATTTCTCAAAACTATCTTTGCGATGTTCGTGTGCCTCTTGACTATCACCGAGAAATTCCTTCCGCCGCCTGCCACGTCGACCCCGAGTTTCTTCACTCCGAATCCCTCTACCGGATCGACCATTGCTCTTTCTATTTCCTCTCTGGTAAGCAATGGCACCCATCCTTTCTCGTCAATCGTTCCGGACTTCGGGAATTTACATTCGTAAAGGACATCGAAAAATGGTTGCTTTCTCATTTCATCAATGTAGGCCGGCATAAATCTTCCTTCCTTAATTCCTTGCCTGTAATCTATGATTATCTTTTTGTATTCTGGATCCTCAAATGATTTTCTAAAATGTTCTGATTCCCAAGGGTTTCCCACTTTACAGAGAAAGCTGTTTGGATCATCTCCCAACATTCTCATCACTAAAGCGTGGTCTTGCTCTGTTATTAAGGCACTTTCGTCTTCAACAACATCATTTGCACCAAAACCTAATGCACCTGCTGCAGTTGTAATAAATATCTCTCCCAACAAACCGTTTCCTAAATCGAAGTTTATTCTGTCCTTGTTTTTGTATCTCCTGATTCTTTCTTCCGTCTCTCCAGGCTCCATCACAAACTTCAATCTTTGATAGTTATTGTCAAAAATGTGTCCTATTGCATAATTCATTATGATTCTAGCCTTGTCTTTGTTTCCCGCCACGATTGCCGTTTTGCCGGGAAAGGTCGCTCTCCTCGTAAGAACTGCCATTGAGATAGTGTCTGATTTCCCGTATCTCGTGGCCGCCTCAATATGAATTCTCGGATATTTTCGCTTATATATGATTATGAAAATTGCCGCCTGTCCGTCTGTTAATTCGAAGGGCTCTCCTTTACTGTTTTTGTAAAGTTGCCGAACTATCTCCTTCGCTTCCTTTATTTCCTGCTTCGTCACCAGTTGTAACATCTCTTTTGTTATCATGTTTTTTCTCACCTATTTTTTTTAGTATTTCTGTTTGTTTTTTTAGTTCTTCTACTGCTGCCTTATCTTGAACTTCTGTCTCTATTTTTTGTCTGTATTCCGGATGTCTCCGTTCCAACTCAAAATAAACTGCCTTTGTTTCTCCGTCTCTTAGTTTCTGTACGTGTTTGCTTTCTGCCAGATCTAGTCTTGTCTTCTTGGCTTCTCTAATTGTTTCTTCCACTTCTTTGGCAAATTTTTTGTTCTTTTCCATCCATCTATAAAATGTCTTTCTTCCTATTCCTGCTTTGGCACATGCCAGCGTAATGATGCCCGATTGCTCTTCTAACGCCTTAAGAATTTCTGGCTTAATTTTGTTAAAATTTTGTGTCATGTGTGTCATTTGTTTTTAGCCGAGTATTATATCCTCTTTTGTTTAAAGTCCCCTAAAAAGCCCAAGTGTTACCCTCTGATTCCCCGCACACACTTTATTGTCCAAATTGATTGCTGGAATTTCCACTAAATCAAATTTCCTCAACGATTTTAATAAATCCTTTTTTGCTTTTCAGTCATTTGCCGAGGATTTTCTTCGTATAAAATCAAATCCTTTATTTTCCTTTTTTCTGTGTGCCAAATTATTTTTTCTGGCATATTTATCTTATTCTAACTCTTTTATAATGCTTTTTGCAACTTCTATTAATTTTTGAAGTTTCCATTTTAGTTGCCGATCTGGTTCTTTAACTTTTGGCTCGCTATTTTTCTTTAATAAAGTCAAGAACTCATGCAAACTAACCACCGCATATACCTC